AAAGTTACGGTCTAGAAAACTAGACTGCTCCTTAGTGGGATAAATTCGGTATTTGAATGCTTTAAGAACTAATTGAGTCATAAATTATATTGGATTATATAGTTTATTTAATGTTTTAAGTTTACTATATAAATTATATTAAAATTGTATAGTTATTTATGGTAATTAAAATTTAGTCATATATATATTGAACCAGTATAAAGTATTTACGCATTAGTCCAATTTATTAACTACCCATATAATGCCGTATGCTAAATACGAGTAAATTTGGTGAAAAACTATAAATATCTTTATATAGTGTCATACGGCACTTACAGGAGTAAAGATATGTCTATTTCATCGCTAACCAAATTTACCGTACCTTTGGCAACTAACCAAAGTGCATCCACCCAAGGTATGTTGATGCCGAAACTAAAGTTTCGCTATCGCGTCACTTTTGAAGGTTTCGGTGTAAGTTCTGAACTTGTTGAACTTACAAAGCAAGTCAAGACTTTTAAACGTCCAAACCCAACCTTTGAAACGATTACGATTGATGTGTATAACAGTAAAATTAATTTAACTGGTAAACCAAAATGGGAACCAGTTTCTTGCGTACTTCGTGATGATGCAGTAGGTAATGTAAGCAAGTTAGTCGCTGAACAGTTGCAGAAACAATTTGACTTTATGGAACAATCCAGTGCTGCTTCAGGTATTGACTATAAGTTTATTACTCGACTTGAAATGCTTGATGGCGGTAATGGATCACATGAACCAGCAGTATTAGAGACTTGGGAAATGTATGGTTGCTTGTTGTCTGGCGTTGAATACGGCGATATGGATTATGCGTCAAATGATCCAGTTGAAATTACGCTTAACATTATGATGGATAACGCTTTACAGAAACCACAAGGTAGTGGTGTCGGTATTGATGTAGGAAGAACGCAAGGCGTATCCTCAAACTAACAACACCGTTAAGTCTCTAAGGTGAGATGAAATAGGGCCAAAAAATTGGCCCTATTTCTTTGGCATAAATACTATTATGAGTACACAATTTAAAGACTGGAAACATGCCTCAAAGTTATTTGTTGCCAACCATTATGAGTTAGCTCCAAAATATACCTTTCTGTATCATGTATTTTTTGATCTGGCAGAGGGCAAAGGTAGTCAGCAAGTCGAGTTAGGAATGATGGTCAAGCAAGTTGGGCTACCAAAATTTTCCATTGATACTAAAACTCTAAATGCATACAATCGTCCACACATTATTCAAACTAAGATTAACTACGATCCAGTTACAATACAGTTTCACGATGATAGTGCTGACAGAGTAAGAGATTTTTGGAACGATTACTATCAATATTATTATCGCACTAGTGATCATGGCAGCAGCGATGATTTATCTCAAATGAGCAGAGTTCACGAAGAGATCAATAATGTTAGAGGGGTCAATGGATGGGGGTATGCTGCTCGCAATAAAGCACCGTATTTAAAAGCTATTAGAATATACAGTTTACACGACAAAAATTTCAGTGAATACACCTTAGTTAATCCAATAATAAAAAGTTTTCAACATGGTGAGCACAATGCTGCATCTGGTGGTGATGTAATGCAGCATACTATGAATGTAGAATATGAAACTGTGTTTTATAAATCTGGATCGCTATCAAATCTAATATATGGATTTGCAGAATTACATTATGATGATGAAGATAGCCCGTCTATTACAGAAAATTACGCTGCTCAAGTAAATGATATTAGACCAAAACCAGCGAATGGTATTTTTGGTAATAACGTAACTAATGATGGGAAAATGCCTGGGAGTTCGGCTGATGCGCCCAGCCCCTTTGGCTTAAATTTAAATTCTATGCTTAAAAAGGTAGCAACAACTGGATTAAAAGCAGTATTAACAAACTCGTCCAACCCATGGGGGTCTATCAAGTTGCCAGTTATTGCCGAATTAAATAAAGTTGGTGGAAATATACTTACTACAGTAAGTGGCGGGTTAATAACTCCAAGATTGACTGGCAGCACTAGTATTAATCAAGCGATTTCTAATATTAAATCCACTCTACCTGCTAACATACTGAGTAAAGTGACCTCCAGTAAACAGTTTAACGATTTATTTTCTGGAAAACCTCGCGACAACACTGCATCTAATGTCAACGTAGAGCCAGGCCAAGGTTCTGATACACATCCATAATAAGGCTATTTAAATGCAACCATCAAATCTAAGTAATAAAAAAATAACTGACAGCACGACAGATTATTTTAACAACTTTTACAATGAAAGATACGAACTTTCACAAAATGAAAATGAGGTGGTGGTTAGCTATTTTGAAAAAATAACTGGTAATAAAGCAAGTGCATCAGCATTAGCGGGAGCGATGATTTATACTGCAAAATCTCAAGGTCTTGATATTATGGATGTAATAGGCAAGTTTGCAGGGTTAACTGATAATCAACTCACAAGTTATTTGACGATGTTTTTAAACTTAAACCGCGTCGGGACTAGCCTAGTAGGGCTAGTAAACATTGCCCCAACTAATAAGTATATTACTCGCACCCTTTTGCCATAATATGTCAAAATATGCCCAAGGGAAATATATACCCAAACACCCAGAAAAATATGTAGGAAATCATACTCCGTCGTATAGAAGTTCTTGGGAGCTCGCATTTTTTAATTTTTGCGATAATCACCCTAGCATAACACAGTGGGCGTCAGAGAGCATTCGGATTCCATACAGGAATCCGCTTACTGGTAGGAATACGACTTATGTGCCTGATATTTTTATGGTTTACCTTGACGCTAACGGGGTGTCACATGCTGAGTTGATTGAGATCAAACCATCTGCTCAATCTACTCTGGAAGCAGCAAGGTCTCAACGGGACAAACTAGCAGTAGCACTCAACATTGCAAAATGGACAGCAGCGAGAGCATTTTGTGCTAACACTGGCCTTACCTTTCGCGTTGTAAGTGAGAAGGATTTATGGGCTGGCGGAAAAAAATAAATACGAGATTCGAGGAACCACATGAGCAAAAAACTAGAGGATTTGTTTAACTTACCGTCAGCAAAATCCATTGATCAAGCAGATGCAGAGACTAAAAAAGAGTTGGAGGTAGTAGCTGAACAGCAAGATATCATTGAAAAAATAGATGCCGCGACTGATAAAATAGATGCTGCCTTACCAACGGTCACTGATTTAACTGCGTCAGACCAAGAAATGGATGAGTTGGCGAAACTTGCGACTGAAAACTTTACTAACCTCATGGACTACGGGATGAATGTGGACCCAAGAGTGAGCGGCGTGATTTTTCAGTCAGCAAGCTCGATGCTTGGACATGCACTGACGGCCAAAATGGCAAAGATGGACAAGAAGCTCAAAATGGTTGACTTACAGCTCAAGAAGGCTAGACTAGATCAAGTTGACCGCCTTAAAGCATCAGCTACTACGCCACAAAATGACGACACCATAGAGGGCAAGGGCACCGTAATAGACAGGAACGCTCTACTACAGACCATATTAGCAAACGCCGCAAAAGCTCAGCAAAATGGATAAATAACTATAGAATTGGACACATTCATGAAAACCTTTACACATTTTCTAATAGAAGCAGCAGAAGCTAAGTCTTACGAGTTTAAGATTAAGATCGCCTGCCAAGACTTTGATGACGATGCTCACGATCGCTTAGAACACGCATTGAAAGCATACGACTTAGACAGCCTAAGCAACCCAAAACACTTGCCACCATCTGACCATTCGTTAGATTTCCCTGCCCACCCTGAGTTAGATGTATACTTGTTTACGGCAACTCTTAAACTGCCTTGTACGGATGCTCAAGTTAGACAAGTAATAGGTGAGCAAGGTAGATTCCCATTGGCATGCGTTGTGGTTACTCCTAAAAACAGTCCAGAAGAAATCATGAGAGATCTTGATGAAGAGATGGGTAAAGCAAAGGGCGACATCCTAACTAAAGATTTAGAAAAGGGTGTAGATGGGCAACCACAAGTTGGGCAAAAACGCTTGGATAGCATGTTGAAAGAACTTGAATCGCAGAAGATGGAATTTGCCAGCAAGAAAAAAGAACCTGCTCCAAAGACGACGAACGATCTCGCACAAAATAACAACGGCCCAGTGGCTAAGAAAGG